GCCCCAGAGTTAGAATTACGCGCAAGACAACAACAAGCAGGATTGCTTGGGGGCGTTGGTTCAATACAACAACAAAGATTGGGTCAACTTGGTCAAATTGGTTTACAGCAACAAAGACTGCAACAAGGCGCGTTGGATGTTCCTTATCAAGAGTTCCAAAGAGCTTTGGGATATGCTCCGCAACAATTTGGCTTATTAAAGCAAGCTGTGTTTGGGCAACCAGAAAATGTTACTAGAACCGACAGAACTAGCCCGTCTTTTCTTGACAGAGCTTCTGGCGCTGCAGATTTATATACTACTTTGTCTGGATTAATTTAAATTATGGCAGTAAACGATTTATCAAAAGTATTCGGCATCCCATCTCCAACAGAGACATTGGATTTAACGCCGCAATTTCAAACCTCTCCAGAAACAGGTACTCTAGGCTTGGAGCAACCAAGCACATTAACAAGGGTTGGCAGCAGGCTATCTAATAATTTAATTAGAATGGGTGGTTATGATCCCATGCAATTAAGCGGAGAACAGCAAAGAAAACAAGCCAAACTAGCTGGATTGCAAGAACTGTCTTATAGACTATCACAGACAGCTGCTAAATTATCTGGTGATCCAAGAAGGATGCAGATAGCTCAACAACAAGAAGCTGCTAGACAACCAAAAGCCGTAAAACCGCCAGTTAGTTATCAAGAATATGCATTGACAGACCAAACACCAACTCCACAAGAATATGCCGAATGGATGCTTAAAAAAGAACAATCAAAAGCTACAAAGATTGACCTTGGTAAAAACGAAGGTTTTGCGGCACTAGGCGTTAAAAAATATGAAGAAAGATCTGACTTGGCAGCATCAGCACAAGCCTCTAATATAAATTTAGATAATTTAGAAAATTTGCTAGACCAAGGTGTTGAAACTGGTTTTGGATCTGAAATTGGCTTAACTTTAAATAGAATTGGTCAGCGTTTAGTTGGCCCAGATTATAAAGCTGGTAAAATTGCTGGAGCGGAATCATTTCTTGCTGGAACGAATCAATTAATTCTCCCTTTAGTTAAACTGCTTGGTGTAAACCCAACAGATAAAGATTTAGACTTTGTTGTAAAAGGAGCGCCAGAGCTAGGAAAATCTGTTGAGGGAAACAAATTAATGTTAAAAGCATTAAAACTTTCTAACGCAAGAGCTATTGACCAACATAATTTTGATAATTCATTTTATATAAATCCTGAAAATGCAGGAAAAACAGAAATAGATAGAAATATAGCTTTTCAAATACATATGGCAGAAAATCCACAAATTTATAGTTCTGCGCCTTTAATAGAAGAATATAATAATTTATTAGAAAGAGAGGCTATGCAAAAATTAAATGACGAAGATTTTGTTAGCACCTCAGATGTAGCCTTACCAGAAGGTTGGGAATAATGAAGCCTGGCGATATAATAAATACAAAAGAAGGTCCTCGCCTATACATGGGCGGAGAGACAACAGACAAAGCCAGCTATAAAAAACCAATTACTTCTGGATTAACCGCAGCTGGTTTACAAGGCGCTACCTTTAGATGGGTAGATGAAATTGTTGGAACTGCTAGAGGAATACTTCCAGGCGGAATAACGCCAGCACAAGGCAGAGAGTTAGAAAGAAGGTCTTTTGAAAAAGTGCAAAAAGAACAACCACTTGCCGCTGTTGGGGCAGAAATTGCTGGAGCAGCACTTCCGTCTCTATTAACTTTAGGCGCTACAACTCCAGTTTCAGCAACTACAATTGGAGCGGCTGGTTTAAGAGCAATTCCCGCTGGTTTAGCATATGGAGCTGGTGGCGCTGAGGGAACAACAGAAAGAATTGGGCCAGCTGTAACAACTGGCGCTGTTTCGGGTCTTGGCGGTAGTCTTTTGCAGGTAGCTGCAAGGCCTATAGCAAAAATAGGCAAAGAAATTAAAGCATCATTTGAAAAACCAGAAAAAATAGGCAAAAAAGCTGCACAAAAATTGGTTAAAGAGGCTTTAGATTACGATAAAACAAACATCAACAGTGCCATTCAATTCATCAACAATAGATCTGGAAAACAATATACTTTAGCTGATATAGGCCCTAACACTAGAGCTTATTTAGATGCAGTCAATGTTTTGCCTGGCAAAGGAAAAAAAGAAGCTCAAGAATTTTTAAAAAAAAGAAATGAAGGAATGTTGAGCAGGATTACTGGAGACTTGCAAGAGGCTTTTGGATCAAAAGCATCATATTTTGAAACTTATAAAGCATTAGAATCTGCAAGATCTGCAAATGGAAAAATTTTATATGCCAAAGCCATGGAAAAAAAGATTCCTGTTACTGAAGAATTGGTAGATATATTAAAAAGACCTAGCGCTCAAAATGCTTTTAAAAAGGCTTATGTTTTAGCGGCAGAAGATGGTGTTAATCTTCCAAGAATTAATTTAAAAAATGGAAAAATGTTTACAAGCAAAGGCAATCCTGTAAAAGCTATAGATACTAAATTGTTACACTGGATGAAGTTAAGTTTAGATGATGCTATTTACACAGGAAGAGCGCCAACTAACATTGGGGGGGTTGGCTCAACGCAATTAAACTTACAAAAATCTACTAAGAATAATTTTTTAGATTATATAGATAAAAATAATAAAACATATAAAAGAGCTAGGGATGAATGGTCTGAAAAAGCAGCCATAATGGATAAATTAGAGCTTGGAAGAAAGTTTGATGCTCCAGGTCAAAATATTGAAGAAATAGCCGAAGAAATAGCCTCAATGTCTAAATCTGAATTAGAGGCATTTAGAAATGGAGTCCTTAATAACATTACTGAAAAAATGGAAAAGTCAGTAGCTTTTGGTGGAAGAGGAGCAAATTTAGCTTTTAATATTATAAAAACTCCTAGAAGCAGAAAATTATTAAGAAGTACATTTGAGCCAGGCAAAAGCGGAGAACAAAAATTTAATAAATTTATATCAAATCTAACAGATGAGATAGAGCTAAAAGATACTTCTAATTTGATTGTTGGAAACAGTGCTACAGCTGGTAGAACACAAGCGGTTAAAACAGTTACAGGACTGGTTCAACCATCTGATTTTCAAAATTTAAGTCCAGTTGGTTTAATATATAGTATGTTAAAAGCCGACAATCCTCAGTTGCAAGAAAGAGCGGCAACAGCAGCAGCAAACGAGCTATCAAGAATATTAATAGAAACAAATCCAGTAGCTTTAAAAAATATAGCAAAAGAGCTGTCAGATAAAAAAACATTTGCTGGTATTTTAAAAAACTACATACCCAAAGGGTTTGAGAATATTGCAAGAACACCAATTAGTCCACAAGTATTAGCTGCCGAATCTAATATTGTTGCTGGAAGTGGCGCTCCTCTTGATGTGTTAAAAGTTCCTAGTATGGAAAATCTTTTTCCCAGTATGGAAAATCTTTTAGAAAAGATGAATAAACAACAGTAACCCATGCCCCTTGCAACAGAACGAGTTGGTCGTTTTGGTGAATATCTCACAGCAGCAATCCTCTCTCAAGTTTCTGACACAGTAACCATTGTTCCACACAACGCATCCGCAGACATCATCTTTGAACACAACCTAAAGCTGTATAAATGCCAGGTCAAAACCCAATCCAAGATAGAAGAACGTAGAGGCAATTGGCGGTTTGATATGCGCAAAGGTCAAAGAGTTGCACACAGAAAATATAAAGATAATGAGATAGATTTATTTGCTTTTGTTTCTATAACTCACAGAAATGTGGTGTTTTCTAAACCTTTAGACCAGGCTCAACTAACCATCAATGATGAACACATGAAGAACAATGATGCTGTTAAAAACATCAAAGATATATTGAAAGATCTTAGTTAGAGATTCTCAATATCAAATACAACTTTTTGATCCTTGTAATGCTTAACGGAGTTAATTCCTACTTGTAGGAAATACTCCGCTAATGCTTGAGGATCTTTTTTTTCCAACCCAGCTATATCTATCAAAGAACGCGCAATGTATCTGTTTATATAAACAGGCGTATTGTTGTTCCTTTCATTTAGAACTGGGTCTTCAAAATCAAACAAGTTCATTGCTTTACTCCTAGACCTCTACCTCCAAAGTATGTCGGCCTATTTTGTTACCCTCTCCGTCTACACCATGTACGAGCTGTAGTTCAAGATCAATGGATTGTTTTGCTTTAAGCAAATCTGTCACCCTATCATCTTTCTTTCTAGTTATATATTTAACAACATCTGAAAGACATGGACTCAAGTTGTTTGCATAAGCATACACCTTGGGTTGTATCTTTAAACTAGTGTAATGTTGTCCACCTACCTGGTTATTGATCGCAAGCATATCAATTGCTTGATCCCATTCCTCTGGTGTTGCATCATCTATACTCATATTCTTCTCCTTTTTTATAAATATATTTGCATATCATATAACTTTAGTGTAAATTTAACAACATTCAAATACAAAAAGGGAGTATTAGGAAATGACAGACACCGATAGAGTCTTTATAGACACTAAGCAACTAGCTAAAAGGTGGGGCAAAAATCCACACGCGCTATCAAATTTAAGGCGCAAAGGCGGAGGCCCTAACTATTATAAGATCGGCGGTAAAATTCTTTATGATCTAGCAGAGATCAAGCAATTAGAAGAAAGCTCATACGTTTCCAATGGCTCACGCAACTCTTAGTCCGTCAGCTTTCACGCGCTGGAAGGAATGTCCTGCATCACCCATGATGATTAAACAGTATGGTGAATACTCTGTGGGCATCCCTGCGGCTACTGGTACTTTGGTTCACGAAATGTGCGAGATGCTTTTAAAGGGCAGATTAAATGATATGAGCCTTGAAGACTATTGGTTGGGCAAGGTTCAAGTGGTAGAAGACTTTGAAATAGAGGTCGACCAAGACATGATTGATTGCGCGAATGTATATGTAAATTATATCCAAGAGCGTGCGCAGGCGCTGGGGGGAAAGCTATTAATAGAAGAGCGCGTGTTTATGGATGAGATATCTCCAGATGTTTGGGGTACAGCAGATGCCATTATTATAGGCGAAAAAGCCTTAGAGATTGTTGATCTTAAATCTGGTAAATGGGCAGTTGATGCACATGACAACGGACAGTTAAAAATTTATGCACTTGGTGCATTATCAAGATACAGCTCTCGTTATAAAGACGAGGACATAGAAGTTATTATGACCATCGTTCAACCAAGAGGTTGGCATAAAGATGGCATTATCCGATCAAGCTCCACTACGGCTACTAATTTAGTCAACTGGGGATTTGAAGTTTTGAAACCAGCAGCCGAGGCTTGTTTTGAAGAGAACCCACAATTTAATCCAAGCAAAGAAACTTGTAAGTTTTGTAATGCGAAAGATCATTGTGATGCATATAAAAATACTTTAGGAGAGAAAAATGACTGAAGAAAAAAATGAACTAACCTTTACCTTTGATGAAGATGGTAAAGAATACAAAGTAGAAGACTTATCAGATGAAAATAAGATTCTATATAACAAAGTCACGCTTGTTAATAAACAAAGACTAGATGTGATTGCTAACGCTAACTTTGAAGTCGAGAAGTTAGAGATACTTGGAAGACATTACAGTAATGCTTTAAAAGAAGCTGTTGAAGGTGATGAATCTAAAGTTGAGGTGGTTGAATGAGTCTAGCCGCAATTCAAAAGAAAGGTAAGATCAAGCCACCACGCATAGTTATCTATGGCCCAGGTGGTATTGGTAAAACATCATTTGCCGCAAGCATGGATAAATGTGTAATCGTGCAATCTGAGGATGGTATCGGAAAGATTGAGTGCGATCACTTTCCAGTAGCAAAGACTTACGAAGAGTTTATGGGTAATCTTGATTCCTTGTTAACTGAGCCACATGAATTTAAAGTTTGCGCTATAGATTCTTTGGACTGGCTTGAGACTTTGTTGTGGGATCATGTATGCCAAAAAAATGGATGGGCGGATATTTCTAGCCCCGCCTATGGTCGTGGATATTCGACTGCATTAGAAGAGTGGAGACAATATCTCAATGTTCTCAACAGACTCAGAGATGAAAAATCTATGACTGTGATACAGATTGCACACAATCAGATTCGTAGATATGAAGACCCATCAAATGAGCCGCTAGATCGCCATGAAATAAAGACTCACAAAAAGGCCGCTGAGTTGATTATTGAACACAGTGATGCAGTCTTTTTTGCCAACTATAAAGTTGGAACTGTACAAGTCAAAGGCAAAATGGGTATGACTACCAAAACCATTGCTGGAGACAGAACAATTTTCACGGAGCAATCCCCAGGCTACTTAGCCAAGAACAGATATGGGTTGCCGAAGGAAATGCCTTTCGATTGGGCAACCATAAGAGAGGAAATGTTGAAATGAGCCGATTAGGAGAAGTCGCTAGAGTAAAGAGAACCTTAAAACTGTTTGATATGATCTTGAATAAA